ATGCAGGCCGAAATCCTTCTCACCCTTAAGCTCCAACAAAAATTATTCGCCGACCCGCGCCGCATTTCGCTACTAAAACACATTGCGCTTTCCGGTATTACTGATATGACCGGGCTGATCGGTTTCGGTTTGCTCACTGCTGGCGTTTATCTGTATGCAGGTCTGCCAGCGTCTCTGATGCTGTCGGGCTGTTTGTTGCTGCTTTATGCACTGGTGGTGTCCATGAGGAGAAAACATGCTTCTTGATGCTCTGTTTCGCAGTGAGCCTCTGGAAAATCCCTCGGTTCCGGTAACCGGAGAGGCCGCTGAGACGGATAATATTTTTGCCCGGGATGTGTATGTCAGTCCGGAAACATCCATGAAGCTGGCTGCTGTCTATGCCTGTATTTATGTTATTTCATCCAGTGTGGCTCAGATGCCCCTGCATGTGATGCGAAAAACGAATGAGCATGTTCAGCCTGCACGCGATCATCCGTTGTTCTGGCTCGTTCATGATGAACCGAATGCCTGGCAGACCAGCTATAAGTGGCGGGAACTGAAGCAGCGTCATGTGCTGGGGTGGGGCAATGGTTATACGTGGGTAAAACGTAATCGTCGTGGAGAGGTTACCAGCCTTGAATGCTGTATGCCATGGGAAACCACGTTACTTAACACCGGTGGGCGTCATACTTACGGGGTGTATAACGAAGAGGGTGCATTTGCGGTAAGTCCGGACGACATGATCCATATCAGGGCGCTGGGAAACAATCAGAAAATGGGACTGAGCCCGATCATGCAGCATGCTGAAACCATTGGTATGGGAATGAGTGGCCAGCAGTATACCAGCGCCTTTTTTAACGGTAATGCCCGTCCTGCCGGTATTATTTCTGTGAAAAATGAACTGAACGAACAAAGCTGGGGCAGGCTTAAAAATATGTGGCAGCGGGCGGTGACAGCGCTTCGCAGCCAGGAAAATAAAACCATGTTGCTGCCTGCGCAACTGGATTACCGCGCTCTGACAGTTTCTCCGGTGGATGCTCAGATCATTGATATGACCAAGCTGAACCGGTCGATGATTGCCGGGATTTTTAATGTCCCGGCGCACATGATTAATGACCTGGAAAAAGCCACATTTTCGAATATTACGCAGCAGGCGATTCAGTTTGTTCGCTACACGATGATGCCCTGGGTTGCGAACTGGGAGCAGGAGCTTAACCGTCGCCTGTTTACCCGTACAGAACGGGCTGCCGGGTATTACGTTCGTTTCAACCTCACGGGGTTGCTCCGTGGGACCCCACAGGAGCGTGCGCAGTTCTATCACTTTGCCATTACAGATGGCTGGATGAGTCGGAATGAAGCCAGGGCATTTGAGGATATGAACCCGGTTGACGGTCTGGATGAAATGCTGGTCAGCGTAAATGCAGCAAATCCGTTGAATAACTTTAAAGATACGAAAGGCAAAGAGGAAAAGAACGATGAATGACCGTGAAACGCGCTGTTACAGCGGGGAGGTGCGGGCGGAACAATATGATAATGCCCCGACCCACATTCTGGGGTATGGCTCGGTATTTAACAGTCGTTCAGAACCTCTGTGGGGATTTCGTGAAATCATCAAGCCGGGGGCTTTTGATGATGTACTGAATGATGATGTACGTGGCTTGTTTAATCATGATCCTAATTTCATTCTCGGACGAAGTTCTGCCGGCACGTTGTCATTGTCGGTGGATGAACGCGGTTTACGTTATGACATTGTTGCACCGGATACTCCGACTATTTGTGACCTGGTGCTGTCTCCAATGTTGCGTGGTGACATTAATCAGTCCTCGTTCGCGTTTCGTGTCGCCCGTGACGGAGAGAGCTGGTATGAAGACGACGAGGGGATTGTTATCCGGGAAATCACGCGCATTTCTCGTCTGTATGACGTCAGCCCGGTGACATATCCGGCCTATCAGGACGCAGACTCTGGTGTCCGCTCAATGAAAGCCTGGCAGGAAGCGCGGGCGAGTGGTGCGCTGAAGAAAGCTGTTAACGAACGAATGGCGCGTGAGCGTCTTTTGACCCTTCTTAATGCATAAGGATACTACTGACGATGAAACTTCATGAGATGAAGCAAAAACGAAACACCATTGCAAAGGATATGCGTGCACTGCATGAAAAAATTGGTGATAACGCATGGACTGATGAGCAACGGGCAGAGTGGAACAGGGCGAAAGCTGAGCTGGATGCGCTGGATGAGCAAATCGCCCGTGAAGAAGAGTTGCGCCGTCAGGATCAGGCATATGTGGATGAGTCCGGGCCGGAAGAGCGCCAGAATAATGAGGCGGAGAACGGGAAAAAGGCGGTGGAAGAGAAGCGCGCTGCGGCATTTAACCGTTTTCTGCGTGCCGGATTTGCAGAACTGAATGCTGAAGAGCGTAATCTGATGCGTGAACTGCGGGCTCAGAGTGTAACAACGGATTCTCAGGGCGGATATACGGTGCCCACGCAGATGCGTAACAAAATCATTGACACCATGAAGGCTTATGGCGGGATTGCCAGTGTGGCGCAACTTCTGACCACATCAACCGGGCAGGATATCACCTGGTCAACGTCTGATGGCACGACTGAAGAGGGCGAACTGCTGGCGGAGAATACAGCCGCAACGGAACAGGATGTGACGTTCGGGACCGCTATTCTGGGGGCTAAAAAGCTGTCATCAAAAATAATTCGTGTGTCCAATGAGCTGCTCCAGGACAGTGGGGTGGATATTGAATCTTATCTGGCAAACCGTATTGCCCAGCGTATTGGTCGTGGAGAGGCAAAATATCTGGTTCAGGGGACCGGAACGGGATCACCGTTACAGCCAAAAGGGCTGGCAGCGTCGGTGACGGGAACCATCCAGACTGCAGCCTCTGCCGCTTTCACCTGGAAAGAAATGAATGCCCTGAAACATGCCATTGATCCGGCATATCGTGGTGGGCCGAAATACCGCTGGGCATTCAATGATGCCACATTGCAGACTATTGAAGAGATGGAGGATGGACAGAAACGCCCGTTATGGCTGCCGGATATTGCAGGCGGTACGCCGGCTACTGTGCTGGGGATCCCTTATGTTATTGATCAGGCTATTGACGGGATTGGTACCGGAAAAAAATTCATTTTCCTGGGGGATTTCAACCGCTTTATCATTCGCCGCGTTACTTATATGGAACTGAAACGTCTGGTTGAGCGTTATGCTGAGTTTGATCAGGTGGCATTTCTGGCTTTCCATCGTTTTGACTGTGTGCTGGAAGATGTGGCAGCCATCAAGGCGCTCACTGGCAAATAACCACTCGTTGTTCAGTTACAGACCGCGCCGACGCGGTTTTTTTATGCCCGCACAGTGTTGCGGGCAGGAGTTTCTGATGGCAGCAATAGTGGAAAAACTCAGGGCGCAGTGCCGTATTGATACAGATGATGCAACTGATGATGAGTTACTGATGCTGTATTTCCGGGCTGCCTGCCGCAAGGCAGAAAATTTTATCAACCGTAAGCTTTATGAGGAGACGGTGCCGGAAGGTGATCCTGAAGGGGTGCTTATAGCTGATGATGTTTTGCTGGCGCTCATGTTGCTGGTCGGGCACTGGTACGAAAACCGGGAAAATTCCTCAGATGTCAGCAAGGCACCAGTCCCGTTTGGTTTTTCTTCTCTGCTGGAGCCTTATCGTTTTATTCCTTTGTAGGAGGAGACATGCAGGCGGGCAGATTACGTGATCGCGTAATTATTCTGAATGTCACCACCGCCCGCTCTCCGTCAGGGCATCCGGTGGAGACGGTGACGGAGGGAGCTACCGTATGGGCAGAAGTTAAGGGTATCAGCGGGAGGGAGATAATCTCAGGCGGAGCAGAAACCGCTCAGGCTACGGTCAGAGTCTGGATGAGATTCCGGCGCGATGTGACTGCGACTTCACGTCTGAAAGTGCTGACCGGTGCATTTAAAGGGGCCATTCTGGGTATAGAAGGTCCACCAATACCGGATGCACGCGCTACCCGGCTTGAAATACTCTGCAGCCTGAAGGGGAATGTGTGATGGATTTCAGTCTTGATTTTTCCGGCCTGGCGGATATTGCACGGAATTTGGAGACGCTCAGCAGGGCAGAAAACAATAAGGTTCTGCGCGATGCCACCCGTGCCGGTGCTGAAGTTATGCGGGATGCAGTTGTTGAACGTGCGCCGGAGCGAACCGGGAAACTGAAGAAAAATGTGGTTGTTCTCACTCAGCGTTCAAAGCGTCGGGGGGAAATTATCTCGGGTGTCCACATTCGCGGACGGAACCTGCGAACCGGAAACAGTGATAACAGCATGAAAGCCAGCGATCCCCGAAATGCATTTTACTGGCGCTTTGTGGAGCTGGGAACGATAAACATGCCCGCGCATCCATTCATTCGCCCGGCTTTCGATACGACAGAGGAGCTGGCGGTGCAGGTTGTCATACAGCGAATGAATCAGGCTATTGATGAGGTCTTAAGTAAATGAGGGAGGCCACACTGTATTCCCTGTTGTCTCAGCTGGCCGGAGGACAGGTTTATCCTTATGTGGTCCCGCTGACGGAGGGAAAGCCTGCGGTATCTCCGCCGTGGCTGGTGTTTTCTGTGGTGTCTGACACGGCATCTGATGTGCTTGATGGGCAGGCTGAATCCAGAATTACCGTGCAGATCGATGTCTGGGCGACAGTACCTGATGACGCAGATAATATTCGTGAGCAGGCGCTTGATGCGGTAAGGAAACTGGCACCCTCCGTTATTTCTAAAACGCAGGGTTATGATCCTGATTCCCGTCTGAGCAGAGCCACGCTTGAATTTCAGGTAATAGCCTGAGGTCGTTAATGATTTTACCCACCCGCCGCTGGCGGGTTTTTTATTTTCAGGAGACGAGTATGTCCTCTAATTTTGAGCGTTCGCAACTGACGAAAATTATGATTTCGTCTGCACCGGTAACAGCAGAAACCCTGGATTCTGCCAGCTATCTTGGCCTGAGCTGTACAATCAAAGAAGTGCAGTTTACCGCTGGACAAAAGCAGGATATTGATGTCACCACGCTGTGTTCTGTTGAGCAGGAAAATATTAACGGTCTTGGTGCCGCGTCAGAGATTTCCATGTCAGGCAACTTTTACCTCAATGCTGCCCAGAACGCGTTGCGCAGTGCCTATGACAATGACACCACGTATGGCTTTAAAGTTATTTTTCCGTCAGGCAACGGATTTACCTTTATGGCAGAAGTGCGTCAGCATACCTGGTCTGCAGGAACCAATGGTGTTGTGGCTGCAACGTTTTCCCTGCGTCTGAAAGGCAAACCTGTGCTGACGACAGCTTCGCTGAAAGTGAAGGTTGATTTAAAAAGCACGCTGCGGGTTGCTTCCGGAGCGAAACTTGAAATGGCGGTTGAGGCTGCGGGTGGTGTGCCGCCTTATTCTTATGTCTGGAAGAAAGGTGGTTCTCCTGTTTCCGGACAGACGGCGGCAACGTTCAGTAAGGCATCAGCATCATCCGGTGATGCGGGTGCGTATACCTGCGAGATTTCTGATTCAGCAAGCCCTGTTAACAAGGTGACCTCCACTTCCTGCACTGTTACCGTCAGTTAATGAGGATAGATGTGATGACTAAAAATATCCGCAATCTGGCACTGGCAACGATGTCGGGGTTTCGCCATAAAACTGTTGATGTGCCTGAATGGGAAGGGGCAACGGTTGTATTACGGGAACCTTCTGCAGAAGCCTGGTTGCGCTGGCAGGAGATCGTTAAAGCAAAAGATAATGAGACACCGTTATCCGTTGCGGAGCGCGCCCGCCGAAATCTGGAGGCAGATGTTGAACTGTTCATTGATGTTCTGTGTGATACCGGACTGCAACCTGTATTTTCAGAGGATGATCGTGAACAGGTGATTGCCGTGTATGGCCCGGTGCATGCGCGGCTTCTTCGGCAGTCTCTGGAACTGATCAGTGATGCCGGCGAGGTTAAAAAAAAGTAGCGCTTCCGGGGATGCGTTTTCTGATGATGCTGGCGCTCAGGATGGGGCGCACATTGTCAGAGTTACGCCGGGAAATGTCCGCATCAGAAATCATGATGTGGGCAGAATTTGACAGGCTCAGCCCGCTGGGGGACGAACGGGCTGATATCCGGGCTGCCCAGATTGTTTCGGCTGTTTACGGTGCGCAGGGGGTCAAAGTGCCACTGAATGATGCGCTTCTTCAGTGGGAGAAGGAGCAGACAGAAGGCGTATCAGATCCATTTGCCGGACTGGAAAAAGCGCTTTTAATAGTGTCTCAGTGAGTCAACATAACCGCTTCGGCGGTTTTTTTTCGTCCGGAGAATGAGTGTGGCGACATTACGTGAACTGATTATTAAAATCTCGGCAAATTCCCGGTCATTCCAGTCAGAGATCTCCCGGGCTTCGCGTATGGGGCAGGATTACTACCGTACCATGCAGAACGGAGGCCGGCAGTCCGCTGCTGCATCCCGTGAAATGCGGCGTGCACTGGCAGAAGTGACGGATCAGATAAATACAGCTAAATCTTCGGCACTGAATATGGCGGGGGCATTTGCCGGGGCTTTTGCTACCGGTCATCTTATTTCTCTCGCCGATGAGTGGAATTCAGTAAATGCCCGTCTGAAGCAGGCCTCACAGTCCAGTGATGATTTTCAGGTATCACAACGTGAATTAATGGCGATCAGCCAGAGAACGGGGACGGCGTTTTCTGATAACGCCAGCCTTTTTGCCCGTTCTGCAGCTTCCATGCGGGAGTATGGTTACAGTTCTGAGGAGGTACTGAAAGTCACCGAGGCGATCTCCACGGGCCTGAAATTATCCGGTGCCAGTACAGCAGAAGCCAGTTCGGTGATCACGCAGTTCAGTCAGGCACTGGCGCAGGGAGTGCTGCGCGGTGAAGAGTTTAACTCGGTGAATGAGAGCGGTGATCGTGTTATTCGTGCGCTGGCTGCGGGAATGGGCGTTGCCCGTAAGGATCTGAAGGCCATGGCGGATAACGGAAAACTAACCGCCGATAAGGTTGTTCCTGCACTGATTAGTCAGCTTGGGGCGTTGCGTGATGAATATGCAGCAATGCCTGATACGGTTTCATCCTCTGCAACCAAAGTTGAAAACGCCTTTATGGCCTGGGTTGGTGGTGCGAACGAGGCAAGCGGAGTGACGAAGACGCTCTCCGGGGTGCTGAATGGTCTTGCAGGCAATATTGACACCGTGGCAACCGCTGCCGGTGCTCTGGTTGCCGTCGGGGTAGCCCGATATTTTGGCAATATGGCGTCTTCTGCTGGATCTGCAACTGCCGGATTAATTACTGCAGCCAGAAACGAAGTGGCTCTTGCTGAAGCGCAACTTCGGGGGACACAGATAGCAACCGCCAGGGCGCGTGCGGCGGTTTATCGTGCGCAACAGGCGGTTGTTGCTGCTCGCGGTACCGAAAGGCAGGCCGCAGCAGAAGCGAAGCTGACAGCTGCCCAGGCGTCACTTACCCGTAATATTGCGGCCAGAACAGCGGCACAGACAACGCTGAATACTGTCACGTCAGTGGGGAGTCGTCTGTTAAGTGGTGCGCTGGGGTTGGTTGGTGGTGTGCCGGGACTCGTCATGCTGGGGGCGACGGCCTGGTACACGATGTATCAGAATCAGGAGCAGGCCAGAGAATCTGCACGCCAGTATGCCGCAACAATCGACGAAATTCGCCAGAAAACGTCGGCAATGTCGCTTCCTGAAGCGTCAGATAATGAGGAAAAGACGCGGCAGGCACTTGATGAGCAAAACAGGTTAATTGACGAGCAGAAAAGTAAGATTAAATCCTTACAGGAAAAAATTGCTGGCTATCAGTATGTGCTGGCAAACCCGGGCTGGACAACCGATAACGGTTTTATGATTAACCACATGACGTCGGTAAAAACTGTCACAGAAGGGCTTGCAGAAGCAACAAATCAACTGGCAGTTGAACAGTCCCGTCTCACACAAATGCAGGGCAAAGCGCAATCCATTCAGGATGTGCTTGCCGGGCTGGAGGAGCGACGGGTGGCGTTGATCCGTCAACAGGCCGCGGAACAAAACAAAGCGTATCAGTCCCTGTTGATCATGAATGGGCAGCATACCGAGTTTAATCGCCTTCTCGGGCTCGGTAATGAATTACTTCAGCAGCGACAGGGGCTGGTGAATGTACCGTTACGGCTACCACAGGCAACCCTGGATGATAAACAGCAGACTGCACTGAATAACAGCGAGCGCGAACTGGCTCTGTCCCGCCTGAAGGGGGAAGCCCGTGAGCGTGCCCGCTTGGGTTATGCTGCGGATGATCTCGGCTTTGTGGGAGAGGCGTATCAGACAGCCAGACAGAATTATATCAATAACTCACTGGATGCCTGGCGAAATAACCAGGCAAATAAACCCAAAGCGCATAAAAAGACCGAAGCGGAAAAAACAGAAGATATTTATAAACGGCTGATTAAACAGCAAAAAGAACAAATAGCACTGGCAGGGCAGAATACTGAACTGGCTAAGATGAAATATCAGGTCAGTCAGGGCGAATTATCAACCCTGTCAGAAGCGCAGAAAAAAACGCTTTTGCAGAATGCAGCACTCATCGACCAGAAAAAGATTCGTGAGCAGCTTGCTGCGTATGAAAGCAGCCTGGCGGACAGTAATGCCAGTACCCGGGCGTCTAACGACGCGCAGTTACTGGGATATGGTGAAGGCTCACGGATGCGTGAACGACTCCAGGAAATGTGGAGTATCCGGCATGAGTTTGAGCAGAAAAATAACGAGCTGCTGAGACAGTATCAGGCCGGAGAAATTGAAGAAGCCCTGTGGAAACAGGAGAAAGAACTGAATAAAAAATATCTGGAAGAGCGTCTCAGCGATCAGCAGGATTATTATGCAAAGGCCGATGCTTTACGTAATAACTGGAATGCCGGACTCCAGGAGGGACTGACCAACTGGGCAGACAGTGCCACCGATTATGCTTCACAGGCGGCAGATGCTGTCGTTTCCACGATGGACGGGCTGGTATCAAATATTTCCGATGCACTGGCCGGGAATGTTGTGGACTGGAGAAACTGGGGGAGTTCAATTCTCCAGGAAGTTTCAAAAATTCTGATGAATGCGGCCATTGTTAACGGACTGAAGTCACTCTCCGGTGCCGGAGGGTGGCTTGGTACGGTCGGCGGATGGATTTCGGGGGCGGTGGCAAACGCAAAAGGTGGTGTTTACACATCGGCAAATCTGAGTGCTTACAGTAACACTATTGTGGATACACCGACGTATTTTGCTTTTGCGAAAGGTGCCGGGCTGATGGGCGAGGCCGGGCCTGAAGCTATCATGCCACTGACACGGGCAGCGGACGGCTCTCTTGGGGTCAGAGCCATTGGCAATGTGAATAGTGGCGGGGGGTTTGTTTATTCTCCCGTGTATCACATCAGCATTCAGAATCAAGGGAGCAATGGCGAGATAGATGCGCGCTCAGCCAGGGGACTGGTGGATCTGATCGACAGCAGGGTTGTGTCAATTATGCAGTCATCGCGTCGGGATGGAGGATTGTACAGTGCCTGAGCCTGAAGTTTTTAACTGGATCCCCCGTGAGGGGATGGAGACGACACGAAAGCCATCAGTTATTACGGTAAAGTTTGGTGACGGATATGAACAGCGACGGGCTGGTGGTCTGAATGCGGATCTGAAAACGTTTAAACCGGTATTTCGTGTCACAGATGAATATTCCCGTGCCGCGCTGGACAGTTTTTTATCCCGTCATGCCGGGATTCGTGCTTTTTTGTGGCGTCCGCCAAAACACAACAGGACTGTCCGGGTTGTCTGCAGGGAGTGGAGCATTTCGGATAATGCCATGTATACCGATTTTAACTGTACCTTTGAAGAGGTCACTCACTGATGCAGGATATACAGCAGGAAACACTCAATGAGTGCACTAAAACGGAGCAATCCGCGCTGATCGTGCTCTGGGAAATTGATCTGACAGAGGTCGGCGGAGATCGTTATTTCTTCTGTAATGAGCAGAACGAAAAAGGTGAACCAGTCACCTGGCAGGGGCGGCAGTATCAGGCCTATCCCATTCAGGGGAGTGGATTTGAGATGAACGGCAAAGGAGCCAGTGCAAGGCCAACGCTGAAAGTCTCTAATCTGCACGGCATGGTCACCGGGATGGCGGAAGACCTGCAGAGTCTGGTCGGCGGAACGGTGGTCAGGCGTAAGGTTTACGCCCGTTTTCTGGATGCGGTGAACTTCGTCAACGGAAACAGTGACGCCGATCCGGAGCAGGAGGTAATCAGCCGCTGGCGCATTGAGCAGTGCAGCGAACTGAGCGCGGTCAGTGCCTCCTTTGTACTGTCCACGCCGACGGAAACGGACGGCGCTGTTTTTCCGGGCCGCATCATGCTGGCTAATACCTGCACCTGGACCTATCGCGGTGATGAGTGCGGTTATCACGGTCCGGCGGTCGCGGATGAATATGATCAGCCGACGTCCGATATCACGAAGGATAAATGCAGCAAATGCCTGAGTGGCTGTAAGTTTCGCAATAACGTCGGCAACTTTGGCGGCTTCCTTTCCATTAACAAACTTTCGCAGTAAATCCCATGACAGAGACAGAATCAGCGATTCTGGCGCACGCCCGGCGATGTGCGCCAGCGGAGTCGTGCGGCTTCGTGGTGAGAACGCCGGAAGGGGAAAGATATTTTCCCTGCGTGAATATCTCCGGTGAGCCGGAGGCGTATTTCCGGATGGCTCCGGAGGACTGGCTGCGGGCAGAAATGCAGGGTGAGATTGTGGCGCTGGTCCACAGTCACCCCGGTGCTCTGCCCTGGCTGAGTGAGGCTGACCGGCGGCTGCAGGTGCAGAGTGATTTGCCGTGGTGGCTGGTCTGCCGGGGGGCGATTCACAAGTTCCGCTGTGTGCCGCATCTTACCGGGCGGCGCTTTGAGCACGGGGTGACGGACTGTTACACGCTGTTCCGGGATGCTTACCATCTGGCGGGAATTGAGATGCCGGATTTTCATCGTGAGGATGACTGGTGGCGTCACGGTCAGAATCTCTATCTGGATAATATGGAGGCAACGGGGCTGTATCAGGTGCCGTTGTCAGCGGCGCAGCCGGGCGATGTGCTGCTGTGCTGTTTTGGTTCATCGGTGCCGAATCATGCCGCTATTTACTGCGGCGACGGCGAGCTGCTGCACCATATTCCTGGACAACTGAGCAAACGAGAGAGGTATACCGACAAATGGCAGCGACGCACACACTCCCTCTGGCATCACCGGGCATGGCACGCATCTGCCTTTACGGGGATTTGCAACGATTTGGCCGCCGCATCGACCTTCGTGTGAAAACAGGGGCCGAAGCCATCCGGGCGCTGGCCATGCAGATCCCGGCGTTTCGTCAGAAACTGAGCGATGGCTGGTATCAGGTGCGCATTGCCGGGCGTGATGCAGGCGAAAACGAATTATCAGCCCGTCTTAATGAGCCGCTGGAACATGGTGCCGTGATCCATATCGTACCGCGTCTGGCGGGTGCTAAAAGTGGCGGTATTTTTCAGGCAGTGCTGGGGGCGGCGCTGATTGCGGTTGCATGGTGGAACCCTGTGGGCTGGCTGGGGGCCGCGGTTGTATCGGGTATGTATGCGGCAGGGGCCAGTATGATCCTGGGCGGTGTGGCGCAGATGCTGGCCCCCAAACCCAGAACCCCCCGTACACAGACAACGGATAATGGAAAGCAGAACACGTATTTCTCCTCACTGGATAACATGGTTGCCCAGGGTAATCCGCTACCGGTGCTGTACGGTGAAATGCGCGTGGGGTCACGTGTGGTATCTCAGGAAATCAGCACGGCAGACGAAGGGGACGGTGGTCAGGTTGTGGTGATTGGTCGCTGATGAAAAACGTTTTATGTGAAACCGCCTGCGGGCGGTTTTATCGTTTATGGAGCATGACGAATGGGTAAAGGCAGCAGTAAGGGGCATACCCCGCGCGAAGCGAAGGACAACCTGAAGTCCACGCAGCTGCTGAGTGTGATCGATGCCATCAGCGAAGGGCCGGTTGAAGGTCCGGTGGATGGATTAAAAAGCGTGCTGCTGAACAGTACGCCGGTGCTGGACAGTGAGGGGAATACCAATATATCCGGCGTCACGGTGGTGTTCCGGGCCGGTGAGCAGGAGCAGACACCGCCGGAGGGATTTGAATCCTCCGGCTCCGAGACGGTGCTCGGTACAGAAGTGAAATATGACACGCCGATCACCCGGACCATCACGTCGGCAAACATTGACCGTCTGCGTTTTACTTTCGGCGTGCAGGCACTGGTGGAAACCACCTCAAAGGGGGACCGGAATCCGTCGGAAGTTCGCCTGCTGGTTCAGATACAGCGTAATGGTGGCTGGGTGACGGAAAAAGACATCACCATTAAGGGCAAAACCACCTCGCAGTATCTGGCCTCGGTGGTGGTGGATAACCTGCCGCCGCGCCCGTTTAATATCCGGATGCGCAGAATGACGCCGGACAGCACCACAGACCAGCTGCAGAACAAAACGCTCTGGTCGTCATACACCGAAATCATCGATGTGAAACAGTGCTACCCGAACACGGCACTGGTCGGCGTGCAGGTGGATTCGGAGCAGTTCGGCAGCCAGCAGGTGAGCCGTAATTATCATCTGCGCGGGCGTATTCTGCAGGTGCCGTCGAATTATAACCCGCAGACGCGGCAATACAGCGGTATCTGGGACGGAACGTTTAAGCCAGCATACAGCAACAACATGGCCTGGTGTCTGTGGGATATGCTGACCCACCCGCGCTACGGCATGGGGAAACGTCTTGGTGCGGCAGATGTGGATAAATGGGCGCTGTATGTCATCGGCCAGTACTGCGACCAGTCAGTGCCGGACGGCTTTGGCGGCACGGAGCCGCGCATCACCTGTAATGCGTACCTGACCACACAGCGAAAAGCGTGGGATGTGCTCAGTGATTTCTGCTCGGCGATGCGCTGTATGCCGGTATGGAACGGGCAGAGGCTGACGTTCGTGCAGGACCGACCATCAGATAAGGTGTGGACCTATAACCGCAGTAATGTGGTGATGCCGGATGATGGCGCGCCGTTCCGCTACAGCTTCAGCGCCCTGAAGGACCGCCATAATGCCGTTGAGGTGAACTGGATTGACCCGGACAACGGCTGGGAGACGGCGACAGAGCTTGTGGAGGATACGCAGGCCATTGCCCGTTACGGTCGTAACGTCACGAAGATGGATGCCTTTGGCTGTACCAGCCGGGGGCAGGCACACCGCGCCGGGCTGTGGCTGATTAAAACGGAGCTGCTGGAAACGCAGACCGTGGACTTCAGCGTGGGTGCTGAAGGGCTTCGCCATGTACCAGGTGATGTCATTGAAATCTGTGATGATGACTATGCGGGGATCAGCATCGGCGGGCGCGTGCTGGCGGTGAACAGCCAGACGCGGACACTGACGCTCGACCGTGAAATCACGCTGCCATCCTCCGGCACCACGCTGATAAGCCTGGTTGACGGGCAGGGTAATCCGGTGAGCGTGGAGGTCCAGTCCGTCACCGACGGCGTGAAGGTGAAAGTGAGCCGGGTTCCTGACGGCGTTGCCGAGTACAGCGTGTGGGGGCTGAAGCTGCCGACGCTGCGTCAGCGCCTGTTCCGCTGTGTGAGTATCCGTGAGAACGATGACGGTACGTATGCCATCACTGCCGTGCAGCATGTACCGGAGAAAGAAGCCATCGTGGATAACGGGGCGCACTTTGACGGTGACCAGAGCGGCACGGTGAATGGTGTCACGCCGCCAGCAGTTCAGCACCTGACCGCAGAAGTCACCGCAGACAGCGGGGAATACCAGGTGCTGGCGCGCTGGGACACGCCGAAGGTGGTGAAGGGGGTGAGCTTTATGCTTCGCCTGACCGTGGCAGCGGACGACGGCAGTGAGCGGTTGGTCAGCACGGCCCGGACGACGGAAACCACATATCGCTTCACGCAGCTGGCGCTGGGAAATTACAGGCTGACAGTCCGGGCGGTAAATGCATGGGGACAGCAGGGCGATCCGGCATCGGTATTGTTCCGGATCGCCGCACCGGCAGCGCCGTCGCGGATTGAGCTGACGCCGGGCTATTTTCAGATAACCGCCACGCCGCATCTTGCGGTTTATGATCCGACGGTACAGTTTGAGTTCTGGTTCTCGGAAAAGCGGATTGCGGATATCAGGCAGGTTGAAACCACAGCCCGCTATCTTGGTACGGCGCTGTACTGGATAGCCGCCAGTATCAATATCAAACCGGGCCATGATTATTACTTTTATATCCGCAGTGTGAACACCGTAGGCAAATCGGCATTTGTGGAGGCCGTCGGTCGGGCGAGCGATGATGCATCCGGCTATCTGGATTTTTTCAAAGGCGAGATAGGGAAAACCCATCTGGCTCAGGAGCTGTGGACGCAGATTGATAACGGTCAGCTTGCGCCTGACCTGGCTGAAATCAGGACGTCCATTACGGATGTCAGCAATGAAATCACGCAGACCGTCAATAAGAAACTGGAAGACCAGAGTGCGGCAATTCAGCAGATACAGAAGGTTCAGGTTGATACAAATAATAACCTGAACAGCATGTGGGCTGTGAAGCTGCAGCAGATGCAGGACGGACGCCTTTATATCGCGGGTATTGGTGCCGGTATTGAGAACACCCCTGACGGCATGCAGAGTCAGGTGCTGCTGGCGGCGGACAGGATTGCGATGGTTAATCCTGCGAATGGCAACACAAAACCGATGTTTGTTGGTCAGGGTGATCAGATATTCATGAACGACGTGTTCCTGAAACGCCTGACGGCCCCCACCATTACCAGTGGTGGAAATCCACCGGCATTTTCCCTGACACCGGATGGGCGGCTGACGGCGAAAAATGCCGATATCAGCGGTAACGTGAATGCGAACTCCGGGACGCTCAACAACGTCACGATTAACGAGAACTGTCGGGTTCTGGGAAAACTGTCCGCGAACCAGATTGAAGGCGATCTCGTTAAAACAGTGGGCAAAGCTTTCCCCCGGGACTCCCGTGCACCGGAACGGTGGCCATCAGGGACCATTACCGTCAGGGTTTATGACGATCAGCCGTTTGACCGGCAGATTGTTATTCCGGCGGTGGCATTCAGCGGCGCTAAACATGAGAGAGAGCATACTGATATTTACTCCTCATGCCGTCTGATAGTGCGGAAAAACGGTGCTGAAATTTATAACCGTACCGCGCTGGATAATACGCTGATTTACAGTGGCGTTATTGATATGCCTGCCGGTCACGGTCACATGACGCTGGAGTTTTCGGTGTCAGCATGGCTGGTAAATGACTGGTATCCCACAGCAAGTATCAGCGATTTGCTGGTTGTGGTGATGAAGAAAGCCACCGCAGGCATCAGTATCAGCTGAATTTTATAACCCATATACGGGCGCCAGAAATGGCGCCTTTTTTATTGCAGAAAAGCGAGAGGTAATTATGCGTAAAGTTTGTGCAGCCATTTTGTCCACAGCCATCTGTCTGGCCGTATCCGGTGCGCCTGCATGGGCGTCTGAGCAGCAGGCCACACTGAGCGCAGGGTATCTTCATGCCCGTACGAACGCTCCCGGCAGCGATAATCTGAACGGGATTAACGTGAAATACCGTTATGAGTTTACGGACACGCTGGGGCTGATTACGTCATTCAGTTATGCCAACGCTGAAGATGAGCAAAAAACGCATTACAGCGATACCCGCTGGCATGAAGATTCCGTGCGTAACCGCTGGTTCAGCGTAATGGCGGGGCCGTCTGTGCGCGTGAATGAATGGTTCAGCGTGTATGCGATGGCGGGTGTGGCTTACAGCCGTGTGTCGACTTTCTTCGGGGATTATCTCCGCGTAACTGACAACAAGGGGAAAACGCACGATGTGCTGACCGGAAGTGATGACGGTCGCCACAGCAACACGTCTCTGGCGTGGGGGGCTGGCGTGCAGTTTAACCCGACCGAATCCGTGGCCATTGATATTGCTTATGAAGGCTCCGGCAGTGGTGACTGGCGCACTGACGGTTTCATCGTGGGTGTCGGTTATAAATTCTGATTAGCCAGGTAACACAGTGTTATGACAGCCCGCCGGTTCAGGCGGGCTTTTTTGTGGGGTGAATATGGCAGTAAAGATTTCAGGTGTACTGAAAGACGGCACAGGAAAACCGGTACAGAACTGCACAATCCAGCTGAAAGCAAAACGTAACAGCACCACGGTGGTGGTGAACACGCTGGCCTCAGAAAATCCGGATGAAGCCGGGCGTTACAGCATGGACGTTGAGTACGGGCAGTACAGCGTTATTCTGTTGGTGGAGGGATTCCCGCCGTCACATGCCGGGACCATCACCGTGTATGAAGATTCCCGACCCGGTACGCTGAATGATTTTCTCGGTGCCATGACGGAGGATGATGCCCGTCCTGAGGCACTGCGCCGTTTTGAACTGATGGTGGAAGAGGTGGCGCGTAACGCGTCCGCGGTGGCACAGAACACGGCAGCCGCGAAGAAGTCAGCCAGCGATGCCGGCACATCAGCCCGTGAGGCGGCAACCCATGCGACTGATGCTGCAGGCTCAGCACGTGCAGCCAGCACATCAGCCGGACAGGCCGCGTCGTCGGCTCAGTCAGCGTCTTCCAGCGCAGGAACGGCATCAACAAAGGCCAGTGAAGCATCGAAAAGTGCTGCTGCTGCAGAGTCCTCAAAAAGCGCGGCAGCTACCAGTGCCAGTGCCGCGAAAACGTCAGAAACGAATGCCGCAGCGTCACAACAATCAGCAGCCACTTCTGCATCCACCGCGACCACGAAAGCGTCAGAAGCTGCCACCTCAGCCCGGGATGCGGCGGCCTCAAAAGAGGCAGCGAAATCATCAGAAACGAACGCATCCTCGAGCGCCAGTAGCGCAACTTCCTCGGCAACGGCGGCAGGAAATTCCGCGAAGGCGGCAAAAACGTCCGAGACGAACGCTAAGTCTTCTGAGACGGCTGCGGGACAGAGCGCCTCAGCTGCGGCAGGCTCAAAAACAGCGGCTGCATCATCTGCCAGCGCCGCGTCAACAAGTGCCGGGCAGGCCTCAGCCAGTGCCACCGCCGCCGGAAAATCGGCAGAAAGCGCCGCATCATCCGCTTCAACAGCCACAACGAAGGCTGGCGAAGCCACTGAACAGGCCAGCGCAGCAGCGAGTTCTGCTTCCGCAGCGAAGACATCCGAGACGAACGCGAAAGCGTCGGAAACCAGCGCAGAATCCTCAAAAACGGCTGCCGCATCGTCCGCCAGTTCGGCGGCGTCATCGGCATCATCGGCGTCTGCTTCAAAAGATGAGGCGACCAGACAGGCGTCAGCAGCGAAGGGCAGCGCCACGACAGCATCCACGAAGGCGACAGAGGCAGCTGGCAGTGCGACGGCGGCAGCACAGAGCAAAAGTACGGCGGAATCCGCGGCAACGCGCGCCGAGACAGCGGCAAAACGGGCAGAGGATATTGCATCCGCCGTGGCGCTTGAGGATGCGAGCACGACGAAAAAGGGGATAGTACAGCTCAGCAGTGCGACCAACAGTACGTCTGAAACGCTGGCGGCAACGCCAAAGGCAGTAAAATCAGCCTATGACAATGCAGAGAAACGTCTGCAGAAAGACCAGAACGGCGCTGATATACCCGATAAGGGACGCTTCCTGAACAACATTAACGCGGTCAGTAAAACAGACTTTGCTGATAAGCGTGGTATGCGTTATGTGCGGGTTAACGCTCCTGCAGGTGCAACATCTGGAAAATATTACCCTGTTGTTGTTATGCGTTCTGCTGGCTCAGTAAGCGAACTGGCATCAAGGGTCATTATCACCACGGCAACGCGAACCGCAGGCGATCCGATGAATAACTGCGAGTTTAACGGATTTGTTATGCCTGGTGGCTGGACTGACAGGGGGCGTTATGCTTATGGAATGTTCTGGCAATATCAAAACAATGAACGAGCCATCCACTCAATAATGATGAGTAATAAGGGCGATGATTTGCGCTCTGTGTTCTATGTTGATGGCGCTGCTTTCCCTGTTTTTGCGTTTATCGAAGATGGCCTGTCAATATCCGCACCTGGTGCTGATCTCGTTGTTAATGATACGACCTATAAGTTTGGGGCAACAAATCCAGCGACTGAATGTATCGCGGCGGACGTTATCCTTGATTTTAAGAGTGGGCGTGGTTTTTATGAGTCTCATTCGTTAATCGTTAACGATAACTTGTCGTGCAAAAAACTTTTTGCCACAGACGAAATTGTAGCGCGTGGTGGTAATCAGATTCGAATGATAGGTGGAGAGTATGGTGCATTATGGCGTAATGATGGCGCTAAAACTTACCTGCTGCTTACCAATCAAGGTGATGTTTATGGTGGCTGGAATACATTAAGACCGTTTGCTATTGATAACGCAACCGGCGAACTGGTTATTGGAACCAAACTGTCCGCAAGTCTGAACGGTAATGCATTAACAGCAACAAAGCTGCAAACGCCAAGACGGGTTTCTGGTGTTGAGTTTGATGGTTCCAAAGATATTACTTTAACCGCCGCGCATGTGGCTGCTTTTGCCAGAAGGGCAACGGATACATATGCCGATGCGGATGGTGGCGTTCCCTGGAATGCCGAATCAGGCGCTTATAATGTCACCCGCTCTGGCGACAGCTATATTCTGGTTAACTTCTATACCGGAGTCGGAAGTTGCCGGACCTTGCAGATGAAGGCGCATTACAGAAATGGTGGTCTGTTCTACCGTTCTTCAAGAGACGGTTATGGTTTTGAGGATGACTGGGCAGAAGTTTATACCTCGAAAAATCTTCCACCAGAAAGCTACCCAGTCGGCGCACCAATCCCGTGGCCATCAGATACCGTTCCGTCTGGTTATGCCCTGATGCAGGGGCAGACTTTTGACAAATCTGCTTACCCGAAACTTGCAGCCGCTTATCCGTCAGGCGTGATCCCTGATATGCGTGGCTGGACGATTAAGGGCAAACCTGCCAGTGGTCGGGCCGTATTGTCTCAGGAACAGGACGGCATTAAATCGCATACCCACAGCGCCAGCGCATCCAGTACAGATTTGGGGACGAAAACCACATCGTCGTTTGATTACGGCACTAAATCCACGAATAACACTGGTGCGCATACCCATAGTTTAAGTGGCAGCACGAATGCAGCTGGTAATCACAGCCATAGAGATGGCCGTCGATTTAACCCCAGTGTTTTTAAAGATACTTATCAATATGGTTATACAAGCTCAGGTCAAAATACCTGGGGTGTACAAGGCTCAGTAGGTATGTCTACGGGGTGGTTAGCGAATACCAGTACAGATGGTAATCATAGCCATTCACTGTCCGGCACAGCAGCATCTGCAGGTGCACACGCGCATACTGTCGGTATTGGTGCTCATACGCACTCCGTTGCGATTGGTTCACATGGACACACCATCACCGTTAACGCTGCTGGTAACGCGGAAAACACCGTCAAAAACATCGCATTTAACTATATTGTGAGGCTTGCATAATGGCATTCAGAATGAGTGAACAACCACGGACCATAAAAATTTATAATCTGCTGGCCGGAACTAATGAATTTATTGGTGAAGGTGACGCATATATTCCGCCTCATACAGGTCTGCCAGCAAACAGTACCGATATTGCACCACCAGATATTCCTGCTGGCTTTGTGGCTGTTTTCAACAGTGATAAGGCATCGTGGCATCTCGATGAAGACCATCGGGGTAAAACGGTTTATGACGTAGCGTCAGGGGACGCGTTATTTATTTCTGAACTCGGTCCGTTACCGGAAAATGTTACCTGGTTATCGCCGGAAGGGGAGTTTCAGAAGTGGAACGGCACAGCCTGGGTGAAAGATGCAGAAGCAGAAAAACTGTTCCGGATCCGGGAGGCAGAAGAAACAAAAAACAGCCTGATGCAGGTAGCCAGTGAGCATATTGCGCCACTTCAGGATGCTGTAGATCTGGAAATCGCAACGGAGGAAGAAACCTTGTTGCTGGAAGCCTGGAAAAAGTATCGGGTGTTGCTGAACCGTGTTGATACATCAACTGCACCGGATATTGAATGGCCAGTAGCACCTATAGGGTAA